TCGTGAAGGCGAAGGCGTCCGGCATCCTGTCCCGCGAAGGCGCCTGGGATGAGCTCGGCTGGTCGGAGGCCCGGAAGTCGCGCGAGCGGGGCTACTTCGAGCGCGAAGCGTCCGCCGACCCCGAGTTGAACCTGGCTAGGGCGCTGGCCGATGGAACCGTCTGAGGTTCGCCGCCGGATCATCGGCTACGGCTCGTCGGCTTCCACTCTGGCTGGGCGACAGTGGCGCAAGATGCGGACGCTGGACGACTGGCCGACCATCGCTACCCGGTTGACGCTGATGGTGCAGGCGAACATGGTCGCTGCCGCCAGGTTCTCGGCCGGCGAAGCTGTGGATGCGCTCGGATCTGACGCGGCAGTGAACCCGGTGGCGTGGGGCAAGGCGGCATCGGACGGACGGCCCCTCGACTCGTTGCTCTACTCCGGTGTGGTGCATGCCCGAACCCTGTACGGGTCTGGCCGCACCGACGAGCAGATCATGGCGGCCGGGCTGGCCTGGATGCAGGCGGCGATCAGGACGCAGGTTGCTGACGCGGCACGGTCGTCATCTGGGGCTGTCACTACCGCCACCTTGAACGCGGGCTGGATCAGGTATGTGAATGTGCCCTGCTGTCAGCGGTGCGCGGTGCTGGCCGGAAAGTGGTTCCGGTGGAATGAAGGGTTTCGTCGCCATCCTCGCTGCCTGTGTATTCACCGGCCTGCGAAGAGCCGGCAGATCCCAGACGGCTGGAAGCAGCAGATTGCCGATTCCGACATCCACGATCTGACCGAAGCCCAGCGGCAGGCGCTCGCTGAGGGAGCCGACCGGAACCGTGTCCTGAACGCCTACCGCGGCACCAATGCGACGTCGGAACGGCTCGCGATGCACTCCACCTCCGAGCGGGGCGGCGTCCTCACCCCGGAGGGCATCTACGCCCGATCCAAGACCCGCGAGGAAGCGGTCGAGCTTCTCCGCCGCTACGGCTTCCTGCTGTAGCCCACGATTTTCCGCCTGGCACGAGGCCGGCGGGCAAACCCGGAAGGACGGCGCGATGCCGAACCCCACGATCCCGACCGAGCTCGCCGAGATCATCGCCATCCACAAGTCGCTGTTCGGCGGCTGGACGATGACGGCGACACCGCCCGAGCCCGACCCGAAGCAGCCGGACGGCACGAAGCCGGACGATGACGGCGGGAAGGATGACGGCGACAAGCCGCTCGGCCCGAACGGCGAGAAGGCTCTGGCCGCGGAGCGCGACGCCCGCAAGAAGTCCGACCAGAAGGTTGCGGCCCTCGAGGCCCAGTTCGCCAAGCTCGCCGAAGCGTTCGGGGTCAAGCCCGACGAGTCGAAGCCGGACGGCGCCGACAAGGTGGATGCCCTCGCCAAGGCGGTCGACACCATCCTGCACAACTCCACGGTCGATCGTGTCGCCCGCGATCACGGGATCACCGACAAGGACGATCTCGCCCTCCTGGCCGAGCAGGCCACCGGGGAGGCGATGGAGAAGCTCGCAAAGCGACTCCAGCCCGCCCCGAACGACGACGACGGTACGAAGCCGAAGCGTCGACCCCCCGCCCCCGACCACACCCAGGGGCGCGGTGGCGAGAAGCCGACTCCTGGTGATGCCGGCAAGGCCGAAGCAGAACGCCGCTTCGGCAAGAAGGCCTGAGTTGCCGCGCAAGGTGCCGGCCTTGGTTAGGTACTGGGAGAAGGTCGATCAGTCTGCCGGGCCGGACGCCTGTTGGCCTTGGACCGGCGCACGGCTGGCGGATGGGTACGGCCGGTTCTGGTTCCAGGGCAAGTTCGTCCGGGCAACCAGGTGGGGCTACAAGAACATGATCGGATCACTTCCGGATCACCTGCACATCCTCCACCGCTGCGACAACCCACCATGCATGAACCCGGAGCATTGGTTCGTCGGCACCAACGCCGACAACCAGGCCGACAAGGTCGCGAAGGGGAGGCAGGCTCGCGGCCTGAAACAGGGTGCTCACACTCACCCGGAGAGCGTTCACCGGGGAACCACTCACCGCAACGCGAAACTGACCGAAGCTGATGTGCGAGACATCCGCGGCCGCTACGCATCAGGCGGAACAACCATGAAAGCCCTGGCACGCGAATATCGCGTGTCGTTCTCGAACATCCAACTCATCATCGCGCGCGGCGGCTGGAAGCACGTCGCCTAACACTCCCGCGCACAACCGAAAGGAAACACCGTGACGGACATCAACGTCATCAGCACGGCGTACCAAGTGGAGCGGCGCTCCTGGTACCTCGGGACGCCCGACAACCCCGGCTTCATCCAGAGCGTCACCCTGGATGTCTCGGCCTTCAACGCCGCGCACTACCCGAACGGCTACATCCCGTCCGGCACGATCCTCGCCATCCTCGCCTCCGGCGGCAAGGCCGTCCCCTACCTGGACGCCGGCTCCGGCGGGGCTGGCGTGGCCAAGGGGATCCTGTTCTCCGCGGTGAAGATCCCGAACCTGGCCGACCTCACCAAGGATGTCGGCGCGGCGATGCTCGTCGCGTTCGCCCCGGTCAGCGAATCGAAGCTGCCGTTCACCAGTTCGACCGTCTCCGGTGGCTTCATCGACGCCAACGGCAAGGCCGAACTGCCCCTCATCTACTGGGCCGCGTAAGCGGCGCCGAAAGGACCACATCATGGCGATCTTCTTCGACGCCCCGGTCGCACCCGACGACCTGACCACCTTCGTGCGGGAAGTCCCGGCCGACTCGTCGCTGGCCTTGTCGCAGATGTTCCCGACCCGCTTCGTCGACGACAACACCGTCGACTTCGCCGAGATCATCCGCACCAACCGGACCGCCCGATTCCGCAGCTTCGACGGCCGCATCCACGTCTCCGAGCGTGACGCCGGCAGCGAGAAGCGAGTCAAGCTGCTGCCGCTGTCCTCGTCGCTGTCCATGGGCGAGTACGAGCGGCTCCAGGTGCAGTTCGCCCGCACCGGCGGCACCAACCAGCGGGCGCTCGTCACCGCGGTCTACAACGACGCCGAGAACCTGACCCGCGAGGTGCAGGCCAGGCTGGAGCAGGCGTGGGGTGACGTTCTCACCGACGGCAAGCTGACCATCAACGAGAACGGCTTCCAGGGTGAGGCCGACTTCGGCGTCCCCGCCGGCCAGATCGTCGCGCCGGCGGGCGCGCTGTGGTCGAACACCACGACCGCGGTGCCGCTGACCGACATCCGCACCTGGAGCGACGCCCAGGCGGCAGCCGGCAACGGCCGGCCGGCCACCTTCAAGACGTCCCTGGCGGTCATGCGGCTCCTGCAGACCAACAAGGAGGTCATCGACGCCATCATCGGCTCGACCGCCGGCCGCACGTTCGTCACCATCACCGAGCTGAACAACTTGCTCGCCTCGATGCAGCTCCCGACCGCGGAAGACCCCTACGACTCGCAGGTCGACGTCGACGGCACCCAGACCCGGGTGATCGCCGACGACAAGGTGGTGTTCTTCCCGGCCAACAAGGCGGCCCTCGGCTACACCGCGTTCGGCTTGACGGCGACCGCTCTGGAGCTCGTCAACAGCGAGGAGTCGGCGCTGTCGTTCGAGGAGGCGCCCGGCATCGTCGGTGTCGTCGAGAAGTCCGGTCCGCCCTACAAGCAGTTCACGTTCGTGGATGCGGTGGCGATGCCGATCCTGGCGAACGCGAAGCTGATGACGATCGCCGACGTCAAATGACCCGGAAGATTCGGGCTGATCTGGTCGGGGTCGTGCATGTCCCCGGCCAGGTCGGCGTCACCCTCAAGGCTGGCGATGAGGTGCCCGAGGGTGTCGATCTCGGCGACCACCTGTTCGACCAGCCGGCCACCGAACCGGCCGAGCCGGCCACCGAACCGGCCAAGCCGGTCCGGTCACGCAAGACCAACTGACGATCGGGGGTCGGCATGGCTACCGCAGTCACCCCGAACGATGTCGCGGACCGGCTGGGTCGCGTCCGGCCGGTGTTCGACTCGCCCGCCTGGTTGCAGGCGCAGAAGTTCATCGACCAAGCCGATCTGCTCATCACCCGCTACCAGGCCCGCAACGCGCTGCCCGATCCGGACGGTGCGGATCGCGACTACGTCATCCTGGAAGCGGTCGCGGCGGTCGTTCGGAACCCGGATGATGCGACGTCGGTGGATGTTCAGATCGACGACGGCAGGGTGTCGAAGCGGTACTCGTCCAGCAGTGGCAAGGTGTCGCTGGAGGACTGGTGGGACACGCTGTGGCCGTCGATCAACACTGACGCGTCCGCCTTCACGGTCAGGCCTCACTTCGTGCCCGACAGGGGGCCGTGGTGATCGGCGACACGATTGCCGGCGTCCTGCCCGAGTTGCAGGCGCAAGCCGAAAGCCTGATGCGGGACGTGTGCGAGATCAGGGAGCCGGGCACGCGCGAGTTCGACCGGAACACCGAGGTCGAGGTGAGGGCGATCGGCTCCCTGATCTATAGCGGTAAGTGCCGGTGGCGCCGGGAGAAGCAACAGGCCAGGGTCGAGGCGTCCGCCGAGCAGCAGGTCACGACGGTGAGCGGCATCGTGTCCGTTCCAGTCCACGTCTCCGTGGCGGCCGACTATGTGGTGACCCTCACCGACAGCGCTGACCTGCAGATCGTGGGCGAGCCTCTCACTGTCACCGACGTGGACACCGGCACGCATCTGACGGCGCGGCGAATCCATGTGATCGCCAACCTCGGATGACGGGAGGGTGACCGGTGCCTGTCACGCATGATGTTTCAGAGCTGAATCAGCTCGGCGTGAAGCTCGGAAATTCGGCCATCTTGGTCGGCGCGCAGGTCGCCAATGCCGTGCGGGAGTCCGCCCAGCAGTTGGAGGACACGGCGAAAGACTTCTGCCCGGTGGATACCGGTCGGATGCAGCGGTCGATCAGCACCACCATCACCGGCTGGGGATCCGATATTTCAGCCGAGGTGGGGCCGACGTCCTTCTACGCGAAGTTCGTCGAGTTCGGAACGTCGAAGATGGCCCCTCACGCATTCATGGGGCCGGCGATCGATCGGGTCGGACCTGATTTCGTGGCGGCCGTCGAGAAAGCGTCCGAGGTGTCCTGGTGAACCTTCTAGACCTCGCCGACGCTGTCAAGGCGCGGCTCGACACGACTGGCCTGACTTCGTACGACGGGGAACCTCCGGCGACACCGCCGACCGGTCTATACGTGTGCCTCTATACCGGCTCCGGGAGCCCGCGCCGGGATCGATACACCCGGACGTCCGACAGGGTGGCGTGGCAGGCGACGTTCGTGTGTTGCGCCACCGTGGAGGACGGTCTCCGGTCCTGTGTCCAGACGGTGCGGGATGCCTTTGAGGATGCCGTGATCGACCCGTCCCCGGCCGCATCCCGCCTCACAGAGGTCGGTTCCGGGCCGCGACTCAAGACTGGCCCGCCGGGTGACCAGCGGCTATCCCAGACGCTCATCTATCAACTCACGACTCCGAGGAGTATCAATGACTGACCAGTTCGTGCGGGTCGCCGATCCGCAGACCGGCTACCACCGGACCGCGCACGTCAGCGAGGTCGCCACCAATCCGGCGCTGAAGGTACTGGCCGACCATGACGCGGTCGATGCCAACGGCAACCCGTTGCCGCCGAAGTTCAACGAACCCAAGGGCGGCAAGCCCGCCGATCAGAAGGAGACCACGAAGTGACCACCTACTTCCCAGAGGGGATCAACGCTGCCGGAATGGGGGCGCTCTTCGCGGCCCCCGCGGTGGCGAACATGGCGGCCCCGAAGCTGACCGAATACGCCTCCCCGAGCGGGTTCGCGTTTCACTGCGACAACTACGAGTTCAACCACACCGTCGACCAGGCGAAGGGCGAGGAGTCTCGCTACTGCCTGGCGCAGACCATCGAGTCGCTCGGCCGCGCCAAGCATGCACTCGACCCGATGCAGATCGTCTACAACCCGCAGGACCCCGACGACCCGAACTACGTCGCCTACCTGAAGTTCAAGGAGGGCACGTCGTGGGTGGTCGCGGACCGGCGCGGCCTGGCGTCCCGGACGTCGGCGCTGGCGATCGGCCAGGTGACGGACCTGATCCCGGTGAAGATCGGTGCGGTCGCCCGCGTTCCGATCACCACCGCCGAGGGTGAGAAGCTGCGGTCGATCATCAACTGGATCGTTTCCGGCCCAGTGTCGCACGACGTCGAGTTCGTCGCCTGATCAGGCGTCGCCGTCCATCAGCGTCAGGTGGAGTCCACTGTCCGGGTGGTAGCTCCACCTGGCGCTGATCCCCTCCCATTCGTCGGTTTGCTGACCATCCAGGGCGCGGGTGGTGTCGATGTGTGACACGACGGCTTGCGGGATCAGCAGCAGCCGCAGCACACACGCCACGTCGGTCATGTCGTGACCTTTGCCGTCGTCCTTGCCTTTGGTGTCGAAGATCAGCGTCTTTCCCTGATCGGCGACCGCGTCGCTCATTTCGCACTGTCCGGCGACCCGCTGAAACCGGGTCTCTTTCGGTGTGGCCGGTGCTGCTGGCGCCGCTGCGCAGCCTACGAGTAGTAGTCCGACAGCGGCCAATGCACCCAAGTACGTCCTCATCGGTACATGGTGCCCTAAAGCGGGCGCCTGGTAGGAGAATCCATGTCATTGCAATCGCTGCGTGAGCAGGCACTCGCCCGCACCAGGACGGCGCTGCTGCGCCGCCAGGTCGTCCTCGACGAGGCCTTGGACAAGGCCGCCACGGAGGCCCGTCAGCACGCCACGGACGCCCGGAACCGGGTCGTCCTGCACGAGGTCGAGCAGGACCGGGATGAGCCGGGCGGACGGTACAGCGACGCCCCCGAGGGTGGTGCCCGCCTGGCGGCGCTGGAGGCTGCCGCTGTGGACGCTGAGCAGGCTGCCGAGGATGCCGAACGGGATGCCGCCGCCGCCTCCGTGCATCTGGTCTTCCGCCGGATCTCCCCCGACGAATACCAGCAGATGATCACCCGCCACACCGCCAAGGACGGCGAGCAGTTCAACATGCCCGGCTTCTCCACCGAGCTGGCCGAGCGCTGCTACCTGCGGTGCGAGACGCCGGACCGTGAGGACGTGGACATTTCGTGGCGGCAGGCGCAGGACGACATGCTGTCGCACGGTGAGCGGGAGCGGATCTACTCCGACGTGATCAGCCACAACCGGCAGGTGGTCATCCACCCTTCCTGACGGAGGCGCTCCGCGACCCGGACACCCGCCGAGAGATCGAAGCGTGTGTCCGGCTCGGGATCTCGCCTCGCCGATTCGGCGGCTGGGAACCAGCCGCCCGCACCTGGACCAACCCGGACGGCTACACCGTCACTCGTCGGGAGCCGGAGTGGGACGACATCGACCAGGCTATTGTCCTCGCCCACCTGGCGAATGAGGACGTGACCTGCCCGGGCTGCGGCGGCTACCTCGATCAGACCATGTCGACCGACTTCGGCTGGCGCGTCGATGAACCGGTCTGTCACCGGTGCGCGGCCCACACCAAGCACCGCGACGCCCACCCGAAACCGAAACCGGGCGTGCTGCTGATCTCCACACCGGTCCCCGTGCCCACCGACTGACCGAGAGAGGGGGCGTGTCCTGTGGCTGATCGTTCCGTCCGCACCGTCCTCTCCGCGAACATCGCCGGCTTCGTCGGCCCCATGCAGCGTGCCGCGCAGGTCGCGGTCTCCACCGGGAAGGACATCGCCGGCGCCGCCGCGAAGTCGTCGGCCGAGTGGGACGCTGTCGGGTCCGGAATGCTCAAGACGGGCGCCGCTCTCGCTGTCGGGCTCGGGTTGACCGTGAAGGCGGCGATGGACTGGGAGTCCGCTTTTGCCGGCGTCAAGAAGACCGTCGATGGCACCCCGCAGCAGATCAACGCCCTCGAGGGTGAGCTGCGCGGGATGGCTCGCACGATGGCCGCCTCGCACGAGGAGATCGCAGCCGTCGCCGAGGCGGCCGGCCAGCTCGGTGTGGCGACGCCGGCGATCGCCGGCTTCACGAAGACGATGATCATGCTCGGTGAGACGACGAACCTCACCGCCGACGACGCCGCCACGAGCCTGGCGCAGATCATGAACGTGATGCAAACCGCACCTGACAAGGTCGGGAACCTGGCATCCACCCTCGTCGCACTCGGCAACGCCGGCGCCTCCACCGAATCCGAAATCCTGGGTTTGACGCAGCGGATCGCGTCGGCCGGGAAGCAGATCGGCCTGTCCGAAGAGCAGGTCATGGGCTACGCGTCCGCCCTCGCCAATGTGGGTGTGGAGGTCGAGGCTGGCGGCACCGCCATGTCGATGACCTTCCTCAAATTGGAGCAAATCACCCGGCGTGGCGGGACCGCCCTGCAGACCGTGTCGAAGGTCGCCGGCGTCGACTTCGCCCAGGCCTTCGGCGAGGACGCGGCCGGCGCGACCCAGCAGTTCATCGAGGGCCTCGGCCGGGTGCAGGCGGCTGGCGGGGACGTCACCGGCATCCTCCGCTCGCTCGGCATCACCGGCGTGCGGGAAGCGGACGCCATCCGCCGGCTCGCCTCGTCCGGGACGAACCTGGCGTCAGCGCTCGCTCTGGCGTCCACCTCGATCAAGTCTCAGGACGCCATCCTCGCCGAGTACGCTGCCCGCGCAGCCACCACGGAGTCGAAGGTGCAGGTCGCCTGGAACAACATCAAGGACGCCGCGATCGACGCGGGCGGGGTGCTGCTGCCGATGGTGGCGCAGGCCGCCGAGAGCGTCTCCGGCTTCGCCCAGGCCTTCGCCCAGATGCCGTCGGGCGCCCGTAGCTTCGCGGTCGGCGCGGCGGCGGTGGCGGCGGGGCTGCTGCTGATCGTCGGCGGTGGGATGAAGTTGATCGGCACCCTGGTCGCCGTGAGGGCGAACCTGGCGGCGCTCGGGGTCTCCACCACCGGGCTGGGTGCGAAAGCGGCCGACATGGCCGGCAAGTACCAGGGTGCCGCCACGAAGCTGATGGCCTTCCTGCTCGTCACTCAACTGCTTGGGCAGGCCCAGAACGCGCTCGCGCAGGACACGACCCGTGTCACCGGAAATATGGACACACTCTCCAAATCCGGTGTCGATCTGGCGATCGCGAACCAGCAAATCACCGACTCGATGCGCGGCTTCTCCGGCCAGTACACCCGGTTCATGACTGGGAATCCGCTGCAAACGATGGGCGACGGATTCCGCTATCTGGGCGATTCGACCCGCAACGGGTCACGCGCATTCAACGACTTCATGGATTCCACCGTCGGCGCGATCACCGGAATCAAATCGACCGGCGGCATCCTGCAACAGGAATTCGGCAAGATGGATTACGCTCTGTCCAGCATGGCGTCGGGCGGCAATCTCGTCGGGGCGCAGGAAGCGTTCCGGAAGCTGTCCGACGATGCGATCGCGTCCGGCGAGTCGGTCGAGTTCGCTGCCTCATTCTTCCCCGAGTACCGGGCGCAGCTGGATCAGACCGCTCAAACCCTTGGTGTCGGCACGCTGACCGGCGAGGATTACGCGAAGTGGATGCGCGGCGAAATCCCGGCCGCGATCAAGGCGGTCGCGGACGCCGGTGGCCCCCTCACGAAGAACCTGAGTGCACAGCAGGCAGCTATGGCCGGAGTCGCAGGTGCTGCCGCTGATGCGGTCACGTCGCTCCAGAAGTACGCCAGCCTCCAACTGCAAATGTCGGGCGGCGAGATCGGTTTCGCTGCCGCCCTGGCGGACGCCAACAAGCAGCTGAAGGAGCGCGGCAAAGGGCTCGACCTGGACACGGAGAAGGGCCGCGCGAACCAAACCTCCCTGAACGGCATCGCGTCCGCCGCGAACAGCGTCCTGGAGTCGATGTCCGCCGCTGGTGCTGGCCCAGAAACGCTGGAGAAGAAGGCGAAGACGATGCGGGCCGAGCTGGCCGCCGTCGCCGACAAGATGGGCATGACGAAATCGGAGGCAGCCGCATTCGCCGCGTCGCTGATCGCGATCCCCGGCGAGGTCGCACCGACCTTCTCGACCCCTGGCGCGACCGTATCGGAGCAGCAGGCCGCCGATCTCGCTGCCGCTGTGAACGCGGTCCCCGAGCTGGCCGAGACGAAGATCCTCGCCGTCGGCGCCCGCCCGTCGAAGGCGGAGGTGAACGACTTTATCGGCTCCCTCAAGGGGGTGCCGAAGGAGAAGAAGGCGGTCCTGAAGACGATCGCCGAACTCGCCGGCGTGGACGCCGCCCGGGACGCCCTGGCACGCCTCAAGGGCAAGGAAGTGACCGCGAAGGTCGAGGCGAACACGGCCGGCGCAACCAAGGCCAAGGACGCGATCGCCGGGGTCAAAGGCAAAACGGTCACCGTAACCGTCGACTACAAGGGCCGCGGCAACCTAAAGCCGCGTCTCGCCGAGGGTGGACTGGTCCCCGATGTCGGCTTCCGGCCCGTCGCGAGGCTCGCCAGCGGCGGCACGGTGCACGGCCAGTCGCCGCACCCAAAGGCGGACAATGTACCGATCTGGGCGACCGCCGGCGAATTCATGCAGCCCGTCGCCGCCGTCCAGCATTACGGGATCAATGTAATGGAGGCGCTCCGTCGCCAACTGATCCCGCGGACCTTCTTCAGCGCGATCGGCTTGGCCGACGGCGGCCAGGTCGACCCGCACCGGGTCGCAACCTCCCAACCGGTCCCCACCGGCAGCATGGCTGCACCCCCGACCTGGACGGCCACGGAGGGACGCCAGACCTTGGTGCAGGTCACCAACCACTACCCGCAAGCCGAACCCACGTCGATCACCACCAACCGGGCACTGCAGTACGCCGCAGCCCTCGGAGCCCTCTGATGTCGGACCTGCTCACCTGGACGATCAACGGGCTCGACCTGGACAACCTCGCCACCTACGGCCTGATCGTTGAGCCGGCCATGTGGCGACCACCGATCACCGTCCGGCTCCAGTCCCTCGAAATCCCCGGACGCCACGGCGAACTCTCCCCCGGCCTGCCGGTCTTCGAGGCGCCCCTGCTGACCCTGTCGGTGTGGCGGACCGGCACCCAGGCCGCCATCGAGGAAGCCACCAACGCCCTGATCGCGACCCTCAACCAGCCCAGCATCACCCTCGCCCGGGAGTCTGGCGGGCTCGTCACCACGGCGGTCGCCCGGCTCGCGTCGATGTCCTTCGAGGGGTTCGTCGTCGGCTCCACCAGCCGCGCCACAGCCGTCCTCCGCATCCCCGGCGTCTTCTTCCGCACCGCCGCCCAGGTCGGCAGCGAGAGTGTCTTCTCGGCGAACCTCACCAATGTCGCAGTCCCGCACCTGGCGGGCTCCACCGCGCCCATCACGGACGCGGTGATCCGCATCACGGGGCCGTGCACCAATCCGTCGATCACCGATCCGACGACCGGCACCGGCATCTCGTGGACAGGGACCGTGCCCGCCGGCGAATACCTGTTTCTGCGGCCGGAGCGGATCTCGGCCGTTCGCTCCACCACCGACTCCACATGGCTGTCGGGCGGCATCGGGGCCAACAGTGGCGTCGACTATCCCGCCGCCGGACCCCTCCAGCTGTGGCCGATGGTGGACAGCTTCGCCACCCGCACCATCCGATTCTCCGCGACCGGCACCGGTCGGAGCGGCGCAACCAGGCTGACCATCCGGGCCGGAAGGAGCTACCTGTGATTGCTCTCCGGCTCGTCGCCTACATGGCAGGCACTGACACCCGCAAGGGCATCATGCCGGAGCCGACCAGCCTCAGCCTATCGGTATCACACAACGCGGTCGGGGCACTGGAACTCACCTATTCGCAGCTCGCCGACCAGGGGAATCTGCTTGCCGCCGCCCTCGAATCGGGGCTCGACATCGGCGCCGAAATCAACTGGGGATCGGGCTGGGTTGAGCCCCCGAACTGCCGGTTTCTGCTGATCAAACGGTCCACAAACCCGGCCAATCCGGCAAAGATGATCACCCTGCACTGCCCGTCGTACGGCTGGCTGGCCGGGAAGGTCCGCAACCTGAATCTGTCGGCCGTGGAGGGCAAGAAGTCGAAGCATGCCGGCGAACGCAAATTCGCGTCGGCGTCGGCAGGCCGGATCGTGAAAACTCTGCTCGATGAGCACCAGGACCGTCGCGGCGACGGCATCCCCCTCACCCGCGCCGGCTTCTCCACCTCACAGGACTCGGCCGGTCAATCCTGGACAAAAACGAAAACCCTCTACTATCCGGTCGGTGTCGACATCGGCCAAGTACTGACCGCGCTCGCCGACATCGATCATTGCGACTGGCGCACCCAGGGCCGCGCTCTGCAAATGTGGAACGCCGACACGCATTTCACAGACCGGGCATCGTCGGTGAAGCTCCAGATCGGCCGCGAACTCGGCGACGCACCCTCCGAGGAAACTTTGGAGGATCTCGTCACGCACATTCTGGTGCGGGGCGAGAAGAAGGTGAAGACGACCGTCCAGAACACCAGCGGGCCGCACCCGTGGGGCTACTGGGAAGGCCTCATCGACGAGGGCGGCATCGACACAGTCGCCGAAGCCCAAGACGCCGCCAAGAAGGAACTGGCGGACCGGTCCCGGCTGCGCGGCGAATACACCCGCACCCTCACCATGGCCGACCTGGCCGGCGACAGCCTCCCATTCCGGGACTATCTGGTGGGCGACTGGGTGACGGCACCGGCGGTACTCGGGCAGCAGCGGATGCGCGTCCAGCAGGCCACCCTCACCCTGGATGCCGACGGCAAGCTGGCCGGGTCGCTCGTCCTCAATGACCGGGTGACCGCCGCCGAACTCAAGCGGGCATCCAAGCTGAAGTCGATCAACATCTCGGGCGGCTCCACAGGCGGCACCGGGGTCACGCCGATCCCGGAGGGGCCGGACAACCGGCAGCCGGCCGCGCCGGCAGGTTTGGCGGTCACCGACGAGGTGTACCTGGACGCTTTCGGCCGGACGATGGTGCGGATCGCTGCGACATGGGCGCCGGTGTCGACAGCGACGGACGGCACCGAGTTGGAGATCGCCTCCTACGAGTTGTGGGGGCAGCCGCAGGGGCAGACGCCTGAGGCTGTGTGGCGGCGCATCACGTCGTCCACTGGCACCGAGGTGCAGTGGCAGCCCTTCTCGGCTGGCGAAACCTGGACTTTCACGGTGCGGGCGCTCGGGGTGACGACGACCGATCCGGGTGTGCAGTCAGCACCGGTCACGGTCACGATGGGCCACGACACCACACCTCCACCGACCCCCGCAGCCGGCACAGCCACCGCCTACCTGGGTGGCCTCACGGTCGCCATCCCGGGCACCGCCGAGGGCGGTGGGGCGATGCCGCCCGATCTCGCTCGGATCGAGATGGAGCAGCGGATCGACGCCGGCGTGTGGGGCTTGGTGCACACCTTCCCGCCCGGTCGCGGCACGATGACCCTGTCGGGCCTCATCTACGACTCGCTGTACAGCTTCCGGCTGGCCGCGGTCGACCTGACCGGCAATCGATCCGGCTACTCGGCCACCTTCTCGGCGACCCCGCAGCGTGTAGTGGAGACCGATTTAGGGGTCGTCCTGCCGGGCGACATCGCCTACAGCGACGTCGGCAACCTGATCCCGGACGGAAGCTTCGAGTCTGAGGCGGTTCGCGATCTGCGGAACTGGGCGCCGGTCGGGGACGGCGTGTGGAGCTTCGTCACCGGGCAGGCGCAGCACGGCTCATGGGCCTACCAGTGCGTCTCCGGGACGGCAACGCAGCAATACCAGTATCTGTGCTCCGACATTGCCGGATCAGTCGTATCGGAATTCACTCCGGCGACCAGCAAAATCTACGTGTCATGCCGGGTGAAATCAGCGGCAGGCGCCACCGGGTCGCCGCGCATCAGTGCCCGCTTTCGGCCGCAGGCGGGCGGTGCGAACAGCTTCGCGTCAACCCCCGACCGGGCGCCGTCCACGTCATGGACCCAGATCGAGGCCGTGTTTGCGGTGCCTGCCGATACTCGCTCGGTGAATATCGCCATCCGTGTCGACGGGGCTTCTTCCGGGACGCATTGGTTCGATTCGGTCGTGGTCAAGGAAGTCATTCCTTCGATGCTCATCGAGGACTTGGCTGTCACCAACGCCAAAATCGCGAGCGTCGCCGCAAACAAGATCACGGCCGGGGAAATCGCCGCCGGCGAATACGTCCTGGCCGGAGCAGCGAACGGACCCCACGCCCGCATGGACCCCACCGGATTCTCCGCCCACGCCCCCAACCCCGCCGCCAGCAACGCCGTCCAGCCATTCGTTCGGATGGGCACCGCGGATGCCGGCGCCGCAGTCGCGATCGGCTTCGACGCCGCCGACCTGGAGGCGTCCATCTCGGCCGACGGGCATGCCGCCTTCCAGTCGGTGACCGCTGAGGCGCTGATGCTGGCCGGGCTCACCCTGGACGACATCCTCGCCAGCTACCCGCGCGGCAGCATCGCCCACACACTCGGCGACGCAACCGTTTCCGGCATCACCACCACCGAAACCGGGCTGATCGAGCTACGCGCCACCCTCCAGCCGGGCCGACTGTACAAGGTCGACGTGACCGGCTTGTCGGTCCGGTCGTCGGTCGCCGGGGATGTCGCCGAGCTCAACATTCGCGCCGCCTACGACGGCGGCACCGTCTCCACCAGCTCCGGCTCGATCCGCAACGGCCGCGTCTGGCTCAACCCGGCCAGCGTGTATACCCTGCAGCCCGGATTCTCAGCGAAGATCAACACCGGCGCGTGGGGTGCTGCCCGCGAGGTGCGGCTGCTGCTGACCGCGGTCCGCTACTCCGGGTCGGGCACGGTCGACGTGTGGGCATCGTCGGGGCAGCCGCTGATCCTGGAGATCCAGGACCAGGGCGTGAACTACCCGCCGACGACAACGGCCCGCCGCCGCGTCACCACCTGGCGGGCCAGCGACATGCGCAAATACGAGATGAACGGCACCGGCGATCTGATCTTGTCGGGCGGCAACATCACGTCGGGCCTGATCCGGAACACCTCCCCAGAGCGGGCTCTCGGCGCGATATTCGGCGGCAACGGCATCTCGGGTGAGGGTGTCACGATCGGCACAGCATTGTCGGGGGCGACCCTCCATAAGGCCGAACTTTACGTGTATGCCTCTAAAGGTCCGTCCTCGGGCTGGTCGCTGTCTACCAGGCCGTCGACATCCACGTCGCAGCCGCTGACGGACGGCGGCGTGGGCATCGAGTGGTACGACATGCGCGGCAAGCTGTGGGCCGCGCCGGGCGGGGCGTGGCTGGACGTGTCGTCCATCTGGATCTCCACTTACCGGTCGGTGATGCTCCTCGCTGAGCTCGATGCCGCGACGACGATCCTCAACACCGCGGCGCATCCGCTGCTGCTGCGCCTCACCTACACCCGATAGGAGCATCATGGCGATCCCGTCGTGGAGTCTGGTCCGCGTCTATGGCACGTGGACCGACTACACCGGTGCCCGGCTGGCCGGCACCTACGCGGTGTCAATCTCGTCGCGGCTCACCACCACCGCGACGGACGACCTGATCATCCCCGCCGGCCCCTACGCCGATGGTGCGCTCTCGACGACAGTAGGGCAGCCGTCGCTGTCGATCATGGTGCCCGCCACCGACGACCCCGACATCCAACAGACCGGCTGGTATGTGACCGTCACCGTGCGGTTCGCGGGCGGGCAGGCGTCGGAGACCTTCGTGGTGCCGGTGCCGATCGCCAACCGGCCGACCGCGGACGGCGGCAACAACCTCGGCGTCAACTTGCGCACGATCCCGCTGTCGCAGCAGATCACGCCGCAGGTCGCCCTCTACGGGGTCGGCGTCGCGGGCGGCCTCGCGCTGCTGTCGCCGGACGGTGTCGCGGTGCTGGATGCCAACGGCGACCCGATCACGGGCGGCGGTGCCTCGTCGTGGGCCGATCTGACCGGGAAGCCGGCAGTGATCGCCGCCGGGGCCACCGCGGCCGATGCCCGTGGCGCGATCGGTGCCGGCACGTCGAATCTCGCGATCGGCAGCACCGGCAGCACCGCGAAGGCCGGCAACTGGACGCCCGGCATCGCAGACCTGCCGGCCGGGTCGGTGCTGGCCACCACCGGCACGACCCGCCCCACCGCACGCACCGACATCACCGTCTTCTTCCTCGGCGCCGACCCCGGCGCGAACGCCCTGGACGGCATCGACCGCTGGTTCGGCGTCGCGTGACCGTCACCGACTCGCTGATCGGCTGGGCGCCAGTCACGATCAGCCCGACCGAAGCCACCTACAGCGACTCCCCCATCGGTTGGGCCGCCGTCACCATCGTCCCGACCGGCACCGTGCAGGACTCGCTGATCGGCTGGGCGCCGGTCACGATCGCGGCCCGGCCACGCTGGCGACGGCGACAGGCCGGCGTGTGGGTGCGGGAGCGGCTGCACGTCCGCCAGGCCGGGGCGTGGGTGCCGATGACCGAGCGGGACCCGGCACCCTCCACCTACAGCGACTCGGCGATCGGCTGGGCCGCGGTGACGATCACCGCCCCCCGCCCAGCAGAGGGGTCGATCGAGCCGCACACCGGCGTCCCCATCGCCTACTACGAGACCCTGCATCAGGCCGGTGATCAGGTGTGGGAGGCGCTCAACCGAGCCACCTCCCCGTGCGTCGTCAGCTTCCCCGCCGGCACCTTCACGATCACCGACTTCGCCGCCCGCACCAAGACCAATGTCACAACCGGCGGCGGGATCAACCTCGAAAAGAACCTGATCCACGGCATCATCGGAGCCGGACCCACCCAGACCAAATTCGTCCTCGCGGAGGGTTCCTCCACAAAGGGCGGCACGAGCCTCACCCCGACGCAAGCACAGGGCGGGACGACGCAGGTCTTCATCGTCCGCTCGGTCGACCACGGCGGGCCGCTCACCCTCCGCAACTTCGGCGTGCAGGGCACAGCGCAGGGCCACAATTTCCACGGCATCCAGATCGAGAATGTGGCCGGCGCGGTGCTGATCGAGAATGTGCACGTCGCCGGCTGGTGCGGAGACAACGGCGCCCCACCCGGGGAAACCTCGGGCTTGGCGGTCAAAGTCAACTCGGCGGCGCCGCTCACGATCCGCCGCGTCGTCGCAGATGGCCGGTATCCGTCGGGGACGGTAGCGGGCACGGTCGGCATCCACGTGATGCACGCCCTGAGCCCGCTCATCGAGGACTGCGAGACCATCAACCATCGCGTCTCTGCTGCGATGGTCGCCTACCACACGGTCGGCGCCACCTTCCGCCGCTGCCACATGGCCTCCGATACGTCGATCGCCGGCACCGGCTGGCCGTTCAACGCCGAATGCAACACCGGACTGACCCTCGAAGAATGCACATTCGGCGCGACGACAACGAAACTGTTGCACGCCACATTCTCCAACACGACCCATTCCCGCACATTCAACGGCACCGTTTATTCGCTTGCGAACGGAACGATGCTCGTCAAGGGCGGAACGTGGGGGGCGTCCGGAATCGGCGGCGCCGGAACGAAATTCGCGATCCAGTCGTGGACGTCCGGAATTGACGGCTCGAATACCGACACGCAGACGACCCCGCCGAAAGTCGTCAACTCGGCCGGCATCGGTCAGAACTACCGGTGGGTCCACGACGGCCACTACGACATCCAATCCCCCAACCTGTAGGAGGGCCTTGTGGGCACCTTGCGCCGATGGAGCTTCGATGGCCTCACCGAGGGCCAGACCCCGAACGCTGCCGCGCTACAATCCGACACGGGCACGGCGGCGTCCGCGGTCGCCGGGCAGCGGACCGCGACCGCCACCAACGCCCACCACGGCATGTGCGTGCGGACCAACGCGACCGCCTTCACTACCTTGCGGTTCCCGTTCGCCGCCGGCTCCACCCAGGTGTCCGCGTCGGTCTACCTCTACACGGCCGCGACCCCGGCCAACTCCGTCACCGTCCTCGGCTTCCAGACCTCGTCCGACACCCAGATCGCGCCGGTCACGCTCGGCGTGGACGACAAGATCACCGCCAACTCGGGCGCCGTCCAGGGGTCGGCGCTCGTCCAGCACGGCCAGCTCAACCGCTTCGATCTCGTGCTCGACACGGTTGCCGGTACCCTCACCGTCCGGGTGCACGCCGGCAACTCGACCACCCCCTACTCGACGCTCACCTGGACCGGCGCCAGCTTCGCCTCGGCGTCGATCACCGGATTCAACGTCGGGTCGCTCAACGGGGCGACGTGGGACGGCTACTGGGACTCGGTCCAGATCGAGGAGGCGCGGACCAGCTTCCTCGGGCCGTGGATCGAAATCACCCAGCTCGGCACGCCGACGGTCACGATCAGCGACGTCGACCACGACCTCGGCGAAGCAACGGTGTCATGGCCCGCAGTGGTCGGTGCCGCAAGCTATGACCTGTACTGGGCGGCCGGCACATCCCCCTCCCAAGGCTCTTTCGTGCTCAAACAAGCCGGGGTGACGTCCCCGCATCGAGTGACCGAGCTGACCGACGGTGGCCAGTCGCTCGGCATCATGGCCAAGGCCTGACCCATGACCGAGTCTCGTCCGCACATCGCTCATCCGTGGGCGATCGCGATCATCATCTACTGGACGATCCTGGCGGCCGCGCTGATGGTTGGTCCGCTGGTCGGCTGGTGGCCGGTGCTGTCGCTGGCTGGTGTCGCCTCGTGGCTGTCGGTCGCGGTCGGCACGGTCCTGGCCGGTGGCTCGGCGCTGATCCTGTCCGCGCTGGGTCATCACCGGTACCGGTCGACCCGCTGGGGGCAGGAGATGACCGGTCTCGTCCTAGCGGGTGGGGCGTGGCTCACCTACGGGTCGGTGGCGGTCGTCATAGCACCGTATGCCCTGTCCGGCTGGGGTCAGGCAGCCGCTTTCGCCATCGGCTGTGTGCTGCGCATCCGTGAGGTGCTGATCATCGAGCGCCGCACCAGAGCGGCCGCGAGCTGGATGGAAGGCGACGCCTGATCATGCCACCTGAGTCCACCCCCATCATCGTGGCCACCCTCACTCTCGTCGGCACCCTGATCGGCGGCCTGCTGTCGTGGCGGATCGCCCGCCGCAAAGAGCCGATCGAGGAGTCGACCGCGGCGGCCGCGAATGCGGCTGCACTGTCGCGAGCATCAGCCGAGATGATCGCCGCCTTCCGCGCCGACCTGGCCGACTTCCGTGCCCGGATCGAGCAGCAAGAGACCCGCATCGAGGTGCTTGAGACCAGAGACCGGGCCTGGTCCCGCTTCTATGCCGATCTACATCAGCGGTGGGCGCATCACCGCCAGCAGGACAGCGCACCCACGATCGACACGTGAATCACGGCTGGTCGTTGGCGTACAGCCGGGCAGCGATCGCGGCCCGGATCCACGTGGACCGG